AGGATTATAAAAAGCATTTAATTTAATAACGTGCTGCTTTTTAATTTGATATTCTTTCTTGTCCATTATTTACAACAATCTTTTTTTCTTAAAGACCATCCACCTACCATAGTGATATTATTTTGTTGTCTAACAGTAACAGGATATTCTGGTAGTGGGTTAGCTTTTATCCATTTCATAAATTCTCTCTCATAATGCTCAAGCAATTTTCTTGATGATTGAACCATGAAATCAACTTCATTTTTATTAACGGTTTCTGAGTTATCAGTTTTTGCTTTGGTGATACCAATGTTAGTTATCTGATATGCTCCAAATGTTAAATAGTTTTCTGCTGCTCCGTGGATACACATTTCTTTAACATAATCTTCATATAATTCAAGATATAAACCAGATAATGTATCAGCTTCAAAATCAGAAGATATTTTATCATAAAGTGTTTTACCTAAAACTTCTTTAAGTCTAGTCTTTTGAAAATCTTTTATTGCTGGTACGTAACGAGATACATCAATATTTCCACCTAAAATGGTGTTACGTGTAAGGTCATCGTTTTTTAAAAGTATTACAGTACTCATTATTCAGTAATTTTATTTGTATCGTTATTTGTTTTTTCTAGAACATATACTTTAGCTTCATCTAACGTTATATTCATCACTTTAGAGACCATAAAAATAGCTAATTGATATGTGATAACACCAGCTTGATATTTATCGATTACAGTGAAGATTTCATCAATCTTTAATTCCTCTTTAACATCTAACTCTTCAAAGTCTTCAAACATAAGTTTAATTGATGGGTCATTTAATTTTAATGCTTCTTCAATTCCTTTTGTGATAATGTTTCTCATTGGATTGATTTGACTTCTATAAAGCATTTTTAATGATTGTGCCATTTGCTCAGCTTGAGAACTGAAACCAGATGGTTGTGGCATACCAACAAGAGCTGGGTCGATGATTTTATGTGATAATAAGATATTATCTTTAGATTCTTTAGATAACACTTCAAATTGTTGATAAGCATCTGTTACTTCAATTGAATCAACTGTTGTTTTACCTTCAACTGAATCATTAAATGCTACGATTATATTACCAGCATTTGATGTACCTTTTACTTTAGCTAAAATAGCTGATTCAGCTTCATCCATTGCTTCATCGGTCCAATCTTTACCTTGATAGATATTAACAATCTTACCAGCAGCAAAATTATTTTGAATATGGTTGATGTAATAGTTTGATAATTCTTCTTCTACTTTTGCATATTGTAATCCAGATAAATAATCTGGTACTGGGAATAATGGTTGTGGTGATGGACGTTTAATGTAAAGAATTTCTGTTTCATTATTTTCTCCATAACCAAATGCTGGAACCATAGTTGGTTTGAATCTAGTTTTATTTTTCCAGTCATAGCAATACCAATAAGCTTCGATATCGTCAGCTAAATCAGCTTGTTTTTTAATTGCAATTGAACGAGTTGGTAAATAAATTAATTTAGCAACTTTTTTCTCTCTAGCAAAAGAATAAATAACTTGGAATACACCAGCACCATGAATCTTGAAATCAGTAACAAAACTTCTAAGGTCCTCTTTAGAAATTAAAGCATCTATGTTAATAGAACCTTGTTCAACTTTAAGACCTTTACCCATAATGTAATTTGCAACGTTATCAATAACTGATTGATTTGTAGGTGAACCTAAATATCTATCTTCAACATAATAGAAAAAGTCGTTATCTGGGCCATTTGTCACATATTGATTTGATTGTGTAACCAACTTATGTGGATTTGGTTTTACATAGTTGTTTAAATTTACAACACTTAATTTTCTCATATTTATATTTTAATTATATCATTATTATTATTTTTTGGTGTGAATTGATAATTCTGTAAATCAGTTTGCTCAGTAGCATATGCTTTACCTTTCCACAATATCTTTCCATTTGTGTTTTTAATCGTCAATTCGAAACTATCACCTTCAACAACCAAAATACTAAAATTAACTTTCATATATCCATTAACACTTTCTGTTGTTGCTGATATCGTAGTTAAAGTTTCTTTTAATTCGTGGTAAAATTCCATTACTACATCAACAGCATATTCTCTAGGAGCTATTAATATAGAATAATCACTTGATGATGCACCTGTAACGATAGTTATCCTATCAGCTGTAATAGATGTATTATCAACAGTATATTGTGTTGAATCAACTGTAAGGCTACTTGTTGGTATTTCATTTATTTTTAATATTACTGCCATATTTGCTTTTTATTATAAAAGAGTATTTATCGTGTTTGTGATAAAATAAAAATGGCACCATGTAGGTGCCATTAATATTTGTATTGTAAGTTTATAATTACTCAGCAATGTTTTGTGAAGAAACTAATGCAAATAATGCAGTAATTGTAGCATCATCTAAGTAATAGATTGGTTGTGGTTCCATTGCAGTTGCACTAAGAACATAACCATTTAATGAATCCATTGTACCTTGAACTTGAGAGTTACCAGCAATCTCACATCCGTGTTCAATACCCATAGAGAATACTAAACCACCATTTGTTTCAACGAAGATTATTGGACGACCCCAAGCCATCATCTTAACTTGGAATTCCATCTCAGTAGATAATTTAGTCAACGTAAAGTTCAATACTTGATTGAAGAATGTTGTACCGTTATCACGAGATGAGTTAATGTCTTGTTGGAAAGTATTAGCAGAGTTTTTTAACTCATATTTGAATACAGTAGCTAAGTCACCTAAATCAGTCATTGTATGACCAGATGCATTTGATACAGTAACGAATGAATAATCGTCAAAGTTTGCTAAATAAATTGCTTTCAATCCAGACACAGCATTTTTACAGCTTAAAAGGTTTTTACCTCTAGAAATATCACAGCTCATATTAATTTATTTATTTATTTTTATTGTTATTATTATTTTTAACAAAAATGGTGGTGAACCTGCACCACCATATTGTTTATTAATTTATTCGTTTATCAGAATTATGGTCTGTAGTAAACAACTTCAGCACCCCAGTAGTAAGAAACACCACCGTTGAATGAAATAGTTGCTTGAACGATATCGTTGTTAGAGTAATCTGACAAGTCAGTTAATTTAACATCATTTAAATCTGATTCAAGACCAGTACCGAATGCTACGTTTTTAACTCTATAAGCTACGATGTTATTTGAAGGTAAAGCTCCGATTGATACCATTCTGATACCTAAGAAATCTAATTCTTTATCACCTACCATAAATAAACCACCTGTTACAGCAGCTTGTGCTAATTTATAAGCTCTAGCTACGTTTGGAGCAACTGCTAATACCATATCAGCTTCACCCATGATAGCTTCTGGAATAGCAGCATATACTTTTGTTAACTCAGCTACAGCATTAGCAGCAGTTACAGTAGTACCAGTTACGTCTACAACTTCTGTATCAGCAGTAAATTGTTTAAGTAAACCGTTGAATTGAGTAGAAGAGTCAGAACCATTCCAAATGTTATTGTCTAAGTTTTTACCGAAGTCAGCAAGAATTTGAGCTAAGATAGCTTCTTGTACTGTTGCTGGAATACCTTGGTTGTTTCCGTAGTCACCAGCTAATTCAGTTTGGAACATATTTCTATAGTCACCTTTACAGTGCTCAGAATCCAATCTAAATCTTTTAGTAACTAATGCTTTGTCAACATATGATTGTGTACCTGCTGGAGCAAAAGCACAGTCATAAGCAGCAAATGAGTTAGAGTGAGAAATTTTTGGTAAAGCACCTGTACCTAAGATATTAGGTAATACAGTAATAGCACCTTTTTCAATAGTGTCAGATTTTAACAATGCTTGTCCTAAGATTTCACCAGCCAATGCACCATTGTAACGAGATGTTACAGTAGTAGTTGTGTCAAGTTTAATTAATTGTTTCATTTTTTTAATTATTTTATTTTGTTATTATTTATTTTTTACCAGCTTCAATCACAGCTCTTAACACATCGATAGTCGTTTCTTTTTTAGACATTTTAACTTCGTTTGTTTTAAGTTTAGATGAATTTGGTATTGTTGATAATTGCTCTTTCATTGCAACGTTCTCAGATATAATAGTTTCTTTCTCTTTTGACAGAATTTCTAATTGAGATTGTAACTCAGCAATCATAGCTCTTAATGCTTCTACATCAACTTCTTCAATTGGTCCAGTAACTTGGTCAGCTACTTCTGATGCAATTTCTTCTACAGCATCTGCTGATTCTGTTGCTGGAGTTTCTTCTTTATGGTCTTCACCAACTTCAATTGTAATTTCTTCAGCTAATACTTCTTCAGCTGGTACTACATCTTCTACTGGCATTTCTTCAACTACAATTTCTTCTTTAGCAACAATAGCACCAGATTCATCTGTAAGATATTTGAATCCTTCATATTCAAATGAATATGATACTAATGGTTCCATAACACCTTCTACATCTTGGTAAACAATGTTACCTACTTCAAATGCATCAGCAGTTAATTCACCCATTCCTTCAATTGAAATTGTTTCTAAATTAATACCTTCAGAGAACATTTTAATTAATTTTTTTAATAAGCTCATTTTTTCTTTTTTATTAAATTTGTTATTTTTATTCATTGACATTGAAACTTTTTGTAAATCTAAGAATGAATCGATTGAAAATCCTTTTGCTTTACCTGTTTCAATATATTGTGACCAAAGCTCGTCAGATAGTTTCATACCTACTACCCAATCACCTTCTTGTATAGGTAATCCTAGAGCATTTGCTTTATCATTATTTGGGTCAGAAACAATCCACTGTTCAACTACACATGTACCATCTAGATATCCACCTTTATGGTCAAATGTTGAATTAAGTTGATAACCTTTTGCTAAAAAGTCTTGTGATAATCTTTCTATTGTTTCTTTTGAGAATTTTAAATTAAATGGGGTTCCATCTTCAAATTCTCTATAAATTAATTGTTCTGGACGTAAAACAATACCATAAAGAATTTGTTTCTTTTTATCCTCAGCTAATTTAATCTTAACCTTGTCATTCATAGCAATAAATTCAAAACCATTAGCTGGACTATCTACAATTGATATTGCATATAAATCCCCTTGTTCTGAACTTTCGTATTTTACTTCAAATATTGTCATAGTTAAATTTTTATTATATAATAGTTTTTGTTATGATTGTATAAAAATAAGGGTCATGAGACCCTTATAATTATTATAAAAATGTTGCATTATTTATTCTGTTTCTATCTAATGATTGTTGTGTTGATACATCATTACCAACTACGTATGCATTAACTGGTTGGTTTTGAGAAGCACCTATCGTAGCAGCTAATTGATTTGTTCCAGAACTACCAACAATATTAAATTGTGCTTGTGGAGCAGCTGCTCCACCACTATCAACACTACCACTAGAACTACCACCTTTATTTAAACCAGATATAGTTTGTGCAATAATAGCAGCTGTTGCTATACCAGCATTAATTTTATTGGCAACAACAGTTCTAGCAGCACTAGCAACAGCAACTGGTTTCATCGGGTTAGGTATTGTATAAGGACCAGCTTGAATGAAATAAGGAACTAAAGATGCATTAAATTTAGCAGTTGCACTTGCTTGTGCTTCATTAATCCAAACATTAGCCACAGCAAAACCTTTTTCAAGTATTAAGAAAGCATCTCTTAAACCTTGTGATTTAATTAAAGATTCATCTTGTAATACAGTTAAAAAATTTTGTGCTGTTTCACTTACCATTTTAACATCTTCCCAGTATTCAATCCAACCAACTAAATTAGCTTCTCTTTGCATAGCTTCAATTTCATATAAACCTTCTGTTCTAGATAATCTAGCATCTAAATCTTTCTTCTCTTCATCTGCTATTTTTTCTAAACTTTCTTTGCTTTTTTGTTTATTTAACTCATATTCTTTATTTAAAGCATCCATTCTAAGTTTATCGTAATAATCTCTAATAACTTTTTTCTGTTCTTCAGTTGCTTTTAATAAATCTAGTTCTTCTAATACTCTTTTTTCTGCTCTATTTAATTTAGATAAATCTGTTTTATCATCAAAATCTTCACTTTTAATTCTATATGAATTTAATAATTTTGTTAAAGCTTCAATTCTTTTTTTATCTAAATTAATTCCTTCTTGTTGAGCTTTATTAGATTCTTCATTTGCTTTTTTATAATTATTTATTTTATCAGTATTTAATTTAAGTGATTCAGCTTGAATTATTAAATTTTTATTACTTTGGTCTAATTTTTGTCTTAAATCTGATACTGTAACAGCTGCTTCACCAACAGCTTCTCTAAATTCTTTAGCTACTACATCTTTACTAAATCCACTTTCAACAGCTCGTCTTTCATATTTTTCTAACTCTTTTCTTGCATCACTTTCTGTTTTTAAAGCTTCATTTAATTTTTCTTGAATTTCATCTCTTTGATTTAAAGCTGCATTATAAGTTTTATAACTAGCAATAACTGAATTAACTTGGTCAAGAACTATTTTATTATTTTCAGTATCACCTAATTTAAATTCTAATCCACTTAAAACACCTAAAGTTTTTGATAATTCACTTAAAACTATATTATATTTTTGAATATCAGCTGCTGAATTTATTACTTCATTAGTTGGTAGATTTATAGCTAATGATTCTAAGGCAGTGTTAGTCTCTCTAGTTTTTAAATTAGCTTCTGTTACAGCTTCGTTATATGCTTTTTGTGAAGCTGTTGCACTATCCAATGCATCAACAACTTTCTCCCAATTTTCAGCTAAATAACCAACAGCTATTACAAGTGCACCAATACCAGTTGCAAGCATAATACCTTTAAAACTATTCAAACTAACACCAGCCATACCAATAGCTTCTGAAGCATCTTTAAATGTCATTGCTAAACCACCTGTCAATTCATTTAAAATACCCATGGCACCACCGTTATCCAATACTGACTGTGTGTTGCTTTTTGTTTCTTGTGTTAAATTTTTAGTTGATTGAGTTACTTTAGTTAAATTTTGGTCAACCTTTTTTAACCCAGCTGATGCATTATCATCAATTTCAATCCCAATAATTTTATTAATATCTGCCATTAGTTATCTTTTATTTTTAAACTTCTTTTTATTTTTTTATACCAACCTTTCATAGTTGATGGGTAATGATATTTACCCTTAGCTATTTGGATAAATTCATCACTATCATACCATTCATTTGCTTGTAACAATTCTATAATTTCTTTCATATCTTCTTTTCTAATTAAATAGTTTTTATTATAAATGATTATTCTAATAAACCAAACTGATTGATAAAAATATCAATAGTACCCCAGTCATCATTTGTAATTGTTAAAATCATTGTTCTAGAATCATAAACCTCTGGTGGTGTTTGTGATGCTTTTTGATTTACAATAAATACAATTTCACTACTACCATTACCACTAGGTGTTAACACATCAATCCAATCAGTACCAAAACCATCGTCAGTTTTAGTTATATACCATTCTAAATTTGTATTAAGATTAATTGAATAATATTTTTTACCAGCATTACATGAAAATTCGGTTCTATCAACTGTCATAAATGGTTCATTTATATCTAATGGGAATGAATATTCATTCCATTCATAAATGTCTTTAAACAAAGTTAATTTAGTATTACCGTTCAATAAATTTATTTTGTAATCATTAATTTTATATCTTTGATTACCGATAATTAATCTATCATTTAAAGATAACTCTTCAATATAACGTGGTGGTAAATTTGCTTCAAATGTAAACTTACGTTGTTTAAGGTCGTAGATAGTATTAATCCAATTTGACCAATAATTTAAATACAATGAGTTTGCAACTATTTGGCCATGCCAAGGGTCTATTTCAGCACCCCAGTTAATTGTATCTGTTACTTGGCTTAAAATCTCATCATTTGTATTACCAAGTAAATACCCATAAGTTATCGTTCCTATCGTATCTGCAAATTTAAGTTTAATAGGGTAATCAACATTATTTGTAATACCGTTATTAAAAAACAAAATTGGTTTTGAATTATTTTTTTTAAAAGTTATTTCATCAGATGTACTTATACTTTGACCAATTAACCAATTTGTAGAATCACCAGCATTAGTTGATGGTAATGCTACTGTTAATCTTTCAAATAACATATTCTCAAAAGGTAATTCAACTTTTAATTCATTTTTTTCTGTTATTCTAGCATAAACTGATTTTATATCACCATAACCTATCTCGTCATTTTCTGGGTCATTAATTTCTCTGAATTTTTTACCTAAAACATTATTTGTTTTTTGGAAATTAAATTTAATTATTTTATAAATTGAAGGTCTTTCAATAGTAACAGAATCTTGATTAACATAATCAGTTATATCTAATAAATTACCATCAGAATAATAACCATCTAAAGTGTTAATATAAAAAACATTATTATTAACTGGTCTTATTATTAGTTTAAACATTTTCATCAACCCTTGTAGAAAATCAATAACTTTCATTTTAGGTAAATTATCTTCAATAAAAACAGCCACATAAATAATATTAGAATTATCTATTGAACAAATATTAGTATAGTATGTTGTAATACTTGCAGCCTTTTGTCTATAACTCATACAAAGATTTGCAGTAAATTCTAATGTTTGACTACTTTCAATAATCAATTTAAATTGTTCAGTAACTGTAATTGATTCATCGGCCCATGCATCAAATTCTGAAACCCATTCTTTAACTAAAGTATTATCACCAGTTAAATTTAACCACTCAGTTATAATATTACCATTTTCATCAACTAAATAAGCATTATAAACTACAGACATATTAACTGGATATATTGAATATTCAGCTCTGGCAAAATATTGTACAGCATTAATGTTTGAATATTTTTGTCTAGTAATATAAACATACCCATCTAATAATTGTACGTTACCAGCATCTGGTGTCCCAGAAAAAGCTTCTGATATAATTACATCTTCTCTTCTTCCTAAAATACCTTCAGTTTGTTGGTTTAACCAAATAAATAAATTATTAAATGTTGCACCACCAAAGAATTCTCTAGTAAAACTAATATTGTATTTATCTTCAATTGCTTCAATTATTGGCATAAGACGTAAAGCTGGTCTTAATTCACTATCTAATATAGCACCATCATTTGTTGAAATATCTATACTATTTGCTGTACCATAATTCCAATCTCTATTTGTATAAGCAATTAAAGGTGTTATTACGTTACCATCTTTAAAACTAGGTAAATTAATTGAGTTGATAAAATTAGTACTATTATACGGATAATCAAATTGTGATAAACTATTTCTTGTTTTAGTAAATATTTCTTTATTATTTACAATTTCTTTATCATAATCTAATTTATTAATAGTATCGTCTGCAAATAAATCTGATAATTGTAAAAGACCACCATAAAAAGTTATTTTATAACTATCTGGTTTTTGTTCTTTTAAAGTAACACTTTCTAATTGTATTTTACCAAAACGTAATGGGAAACTATCTATTTCTAAATAACCATTAACACGAATATTTGCATTGAATGTATTATCAATGTCTACATCATAATAATGCTTAAATAACTCATTATTGTTTGATGTTGCTGGAATTGTAAAACTATTAGAGAAATCTGTAAATACATTTGATAACTTTTCAATATCTGATAACTTAGACGTGAATTCAATGTTCTCATCACCATATAAATCAATTAAAGAATAACTTGTTACAGTGGTACCTGTTTGATAAACTGTATCGATTAACGTTGGTCCATATATTGCAACTACTGTTGTTGAGTTACCACTTATGTTAATTGAGAACGTATCTGTTGGTAATGCAGTAACATCTATGTTAATATCATAAAAACCATCTATACCAACTTCATCACTCAATGCATAAGTAATATCTGGTTCAACATTGAATATACCTAAATTTTCTAATAAGTTATCAATAGTATCGTCAGCAGTTACACCTAATAAAGAATAAGTTTCATCATAAGTTGTAGCTGTTGTAAATGTTTTTCTAATGTTTGAATGTATCTCACCATTTTTAACAATATCAAAATTGAAACTTGTTGAATCAGCTGGGTTATCTCTAAACGATAAACGGTATCTCCATAGTGTTGATATAGCAACTGGTGTAAGGTCTACAATTTCCTCACCTAAATATATTTTTACTTTCATTATTGAATATTATTTACTGTGTTATGACTTAATTTAACTTTAAGTGTGTATTGAATCATTTTATCATTTAATGATGTTTTAAAATCGATTGATTGGTCCATTCTAATAACTGGAATTATATTTTCATTAACATCTATTAACCACATCTCTTCACTTAACATAGCTTCTTTAATTGGTTCGTTCATGTATTCTGGAAGGTATTCAGTATTCAATGTCCATTCTTCTGTACCACCTACATTAAATTGTTTTTTAGTATGTCTAGAAATATCAAAATAACCCTCTAAATCAACAATAGAACGTAAGTATTCACTTGATTCAACACTAAGTGATTTAGATGTTTTCTTACTCATTGATATCGTTTCTAACATACCGTGTTTATTTTTAAATACTAAATTATAAACATCATATTTACATTCTGGATAAAAGTAAAAAGTTTTAGTTTCTATTGTACCACCATAATTAAATCTATATACGATATAATCATCACTATCGTTTAATGCTTCTGTATCAACTGTAATTCTTTTAACATAACCAGTATTCCTTGTTGTGTCACCAGTAAAGCTAATTGTTGTTGGCCCACTTGTTGATGAACTATAAGTTACACTTGTTAAACTTCTTGTTTTAAAATATAAATTTTCAATACAACCTCTATGTAAATATCTTTTATCACCAGTCATTAAAAGTCTTGGTAAACCAGTTTGTCCTTCTAATGCTTCAACATAACCATCAACTAAATAACAAAATGTATAACCAGTTGTTACTGGTGTATTTAAATAACTATTAACTGTTTCAATATATGCCCATTTACTTTCATTTGGTCTAATTTCTCTTGCTATCGTTGGGCTGTGGTTTATATATTCACTTACATCTGATTCTAAATCTTCTTTTAATAAATTAGATATGTTAATCCAAATATTTTCTTGTGTTGGTGTAATCTTTTGTTTTGTTTTTATATAAGATACAGGTTTATTAACATAATTTAAAACATCACCTTCATATTGTGTTATTGTAAATTGTGTTTCAGTAAAAGCTGATAATTCTGAAGATATAAATATATATGGAGAACGTGCATTAATTTCTCTAATGTTTAAATAATTAAAGTTAGCTGTTCCGTTAAATATTATATTACTACTAGTTGTTGCTCCAGACATTGGGTTAGTTGTATTTTTACTACTAATAAAAACTATATTAGCAGCTTGTGTAACATTTAAGTTAGCCCCATAATCTAATAGTAAAGCATTTTTAAAATTAATTGCTTGTTGAATTAGATTTGAACTAATCGTTGTTTTATAATTACTGCTACGTAATGGAACGAATTGTTCTGTTGCTGATGTTACTGTACCTCCAGCACCACTCCAAGACATTGTTATTGTTGAACCAGATGGAACTGGTCCTATAAATTGTACTGCTAAAATATAATCTGCCATAATTTATTTTTATTTAATTGTTTTATCTTTTTTCTTTTCTTCTTCAGCAAAGTCATCCCAGATTGATTTAATTAAATCATCACCGAAGTTATCTATTTTGCCATCGATTGAACTTGTTATTATATCTTTTGGTCTAATACCATTTTTAAATATACTTTTTTGTAAAGCATAAACGTTAATACCTCTAGCATCAGCATATCCTTGGATAGTTGATATCGGAACCATTTTATTACTAAAGCTATATGGGCTTCCCCATGATTGCTCAGTACCGTTAACACCACTTTCAATAAATTTAAAATAATCTAAACCATATATTTCAATACCATCAATAGTAAAATTACCTTTATAGCTACTAGCTAATGCTCCAGTATTCTTTGGTGTGTTATCACCTAAAAAACTAACTAGAGAATTAACGAAACCACCTATTGTTGTTAATTGATTATCTTTTTGCATTTATTATTCGTTTACTAATTCTGAGCATGTTGAAATGTCGTTAGGTAATTGTAAAGTAATCTGTACCGTCCACCCATCAAGGATATTAAAATCGTTATATTGTATCGGTGTTAGATTTCCAATAGCAATCACTTCAATATTGTCATCATTATTCTGTGTTTGAAGAAATGTGATTAAATCAATTAGAATAGCTGATGTTAAATTAAGGTTATCGATTACGTTATCATTACCAGTAAATTTATCTTCTGTTGGAAACTTTGATATATCTCTTTGTTCAAAGGCACCAACATCAAAAGTGAATTGTGATACTTGTGAATTAACATAAGGTGCAGCCACAGGGATTATATGAACAATTGGATATATTTGTTTTTTGTATAAGTCTTTCTCATCAAGACGTGCAAATATAGTAGTATGCACCAAAGGATTGGTTTCTACTCTATTTTTAATTAAATCTAATGCTTTGTAAAATGTATTCATCTTGTTGTTTTATTATTTAATAGTTTTTAGTTTATTTGATTATTGTTTATATTTATTAATTCTTCTATTATCTAGTTCTGTCTTACGTTTATAAAAGTTCATAAATGTTAGAAATTCAGAAGCTTTTGATTTAACCACATCATCTATCTTTAAGTATTGTTCACCAGCTGCTGTATATAGCATCACATACCATCCAAATTCTTCACCAAAAGCTTCTTCATCACTTATTAATCTTCTTTCTTTATCATCTTGCTCACCTTCTGGGTCTCTTTTTGTATATAAGTATTGGTATGGTTTAATAAACTCCTCCCGAGATTCCAAAAAAAAACCAGTGCACCTAAAACAACTTTATAATCAACCCCCATCATTATTTCAGCATACTTGCTAGTACCTTCATATTTTTCAATGTCATATAATTTACCAGATGATTTGATTATTGGTCTGTAAAGAATAGCAGCTATTTTATGCAATTGTTTTCCATCTTTGATGTATTCATCCAAGTCAATAAATTCACCTGTTGTAATGTCATTTAAATTAGGTATAAAACCATATTCAACACCCTTGTAAGTAAACCTATGAATAAAATCTGGTTTATCATTAAGAATTTGCATTACTTCTAAAAGAGTTCTATCGGCTTCAATCTTTGGTACATCCAGATTACCATAAAGATATCTTACCAACTCGGCATTTAATTTATTATCATCGTCTTTATAAGTATCAACAATTAATTGTAATCTCATAAATTGTTCTATTGTAATATTTTCTATTTTCATTCTATCGTATTTTAAATTTGGTTATTGTTGGGTTTTTTGTTTTATCTGTAACATAATATCTAATTGCATCAATTAAGTGATTGTAGAAATCGATTGGTGTGTTACTTCTCTTATCGTGCCAGATATAGTTGTTTAATTCTTTTGCTAGGTTTGATGAAGTTTTTGTTATTACTAATTTATAATCTTGAAGTAGTTTAACACCTTCAGCAACACTACCAGCACCTTTTGTACATGCTTTAATGTTTATACCTAATTTTTTTAATTCATCAATTAAACGGCCCTCAGCATTATCAGCCACGATTAATTTATTTGTTACTTCACCATTAATCATAGTATGTATTTGTGGTGTTGTAAGACCTGCTTTATAAAGTATTTCGTCTAAATAAATAATCATATTCTTTTTATCTATTGCTACTTTACATAATGTTGTAGGGTCCGTGTTGTAACCAAAGTCCATCCCGTAACCATATTCCAAATCATTATTA